TGGAGGACTGATGCACATACAACTTTCAGCAGGTTTCGCACTGGACGTGCAAGCCGAAGCCGGGGAAACGTCCGGCCGACGCGAGATTTCCGGTTTGGCGGCGCCCTACCAGGTGTCCGCGACGGTGAGTGGTGGGGCCTCGGTGATGTTCGCCCCCGGCAGTCTGCCCGTTGACGGCAAAGCCCCCAAACTGTTCATGTACCACGACGCCAGCCAGCCGGTCGGCCTGGTCACCGAACGACGCGAAGCCTCCGACGGCTCCGGCATGCTGTTCACCGCCAAAATCGCCGCCACCGCAGCCGGTGACGAAGCCCTGCAACTCGCCAAAGAAGGCGTGTTGGACAGCGTTTCCGTGGGTGTCGACGTGATCGACTCCTACCAGATGGAAGACGGCACTACCGTCATCACGGCAGCCGAATGGCGGGAATTGTCACTTGTCCCCATTCCGGCTTTCGCCAGTGCTACCATCACCGATGTGGCCGCCTCCGCGGACACGACTCCCGACACCGAAAACGACCAAATCCTGAACGAGGAGAACGAAGTGTCCGAAGTCGAAGCCGCCGCCCCCGAAGCCGCACCCACCGCCGCCCCCATCCTGTTCGCACAGCCGAAGAAGGCTCCGCGCCTTCCCTCGGCCGGTGAGTGGATGGCCGCCTACCACATCGGAGGCGACACCTTCGCCAAGGTGAACAGTCAGGTGATCGACTGGAAGAAGGAGAACCAGTCGTCGTTCGAAGCGGCCGCAGGTGACGTGATCACCACCGACACGCCCGGTCTGTTGCCGGTGCCGGTGTTGGGCCCGTTGGTGCAGAACATCAACTTTGTGCGTCCCGTCGTCAACCGTTTGGGCGCCCGCGCCTACCCGGACGGCGGCGCACAGAAGACGTTCGTGCGTCCCACCATCACCACGCACACGTCGGTCGCCTCGCAGGCCGCCGAACTGAATGCCGTGTCGGCCACCACGATGGTCATCGCGTCCAACAGCGTCAGCAAGACCACGTTGGCCGGTCAGGTCACTTTGTCGGCGCAGGACATGGACTTCACGTCGCCCGCCGCCATGCAGTTGATCCTCAACGATCTCATGGGCGAATACATGTTGGCGAGCGACAACCTCGCTGCCGACAACCTGCTGGCCGCCGCCACCTCGAGCGGCGTGTGGGATGGCACCGTGACCGACCTCATGAAGTCGATCTACGACGCCGCGGTGGACGTGTCCAACGGAACCAACTTCTTCCCGGACACCATCTTCGTGTCGCCGGACGTGTGGGGCCAGATGGGCCAGTTGGTCGACGGCTCCAACCGTCCCGTCTTCCCGTACGTCGGCGCCCCCGGGCTGCAGGGCCAGAATGCGTTGGGCGGCGGAAACGCGACCACGTGGACGGGAAGCAACCCGCTCGGCCTCGAGATCGTCGTCGACAGCAACTTCGCTGCCAAGACCATGGTGATCACGAACAGCCAGAAGGCCTTCGAGTTTTACGAGCAGGTTCGCGGCCTCATGTCCGTGGAAGTTCCGTCCACCCTCGGACGCACCTTCTCGTTCTACGGCTACGTCAGCACCTTCGCTGCCGTGTCGTCGATGATCCGCAAGATCACCCAGGCCTGATCGGAGGGGCCGCCCGATGGCGACCTACACAATCCAATACGGCGTGATCATCCCCGGCTACGTCACCGCCACCACGCTGACCCCCAACGAAATCGTGGTGGGCGGATCGGTGACCGTCGCAGGTGCGGGAGCGGCATACAACGGCACGAAAACCGTCTATGCCCTCCCGCAATACCTGCCGATCAACGTCAACAGCGACGGCATCATCGAATACGACACGTCATACCCGCTCGCCAATGCGGTCATGTGGGCCGACGATCAGACACCCGAAACGATCAACGCCATTACCGGCACCATCGCCTATGCGCCGACGTGCACATGGATCACCTACACCCAGATTCAGGATTGGCTGGGCATCACGCTGGCCGGTGGCGCAGAAACCACGTTCCTGACACAGTGCGCGGCTGCCGCTAACGCTTTTTGCTTCCGACGCCGCCAAGAGTCCGGCTACATCGACGCGCTGGCCACCAGCCCGTCAGGTGACGTTACCCTGGGCACGATCATGTATGGGGGCGCCCTGTACCGTCAGCGTGGCGCCATCGACCAGTTCGCGTCGTTCACCGAAATGGGCACCGCCCCCACTGTCGGCCTGTCCCCGCTGATCAAACAGTTGCTGGGTATCTCGAGGCCGCAGGTCGCATGACATGGCCTACACAGATCTGTTCAACGAAGCGATCGACGACCTGTCTGCCACCCTGGCGACGATCTCCGGTCTGCGCGTCGTTACAGACCCAGGCAAGATCAACCCACCCTGCGTTTTCCTGGACGCCCCCAGTTGGTCATCCTTCAACGGTGGCAACATCGTAAAAATGGATTTCTCCGTGCGCGTCTTCTCGTTGGGCCCGTCCAACCTGGACGCCCTCCGCAACATCCTGGCGATCTGCGCCCAACTGTTCGAAAAGAACATCGCAGTCACGGACGGGCGGCCGGTGTCCGTCGTCATTGGCGGCCAAGAATTCCCCGCCTACGACCTCACAATTCCCCTACAAGCACAGGTGGCATGACTATGGCACTCCGCATCATCTCCGCCCGTCTAGGCGAACTGGGGGCAATTTACGAGCCTCAGGAAGGCGTGAACGTGGAAGCGTTGATCGCCGGAGGATTCCTCGAGGAGACCCACACGGCCCCCGCCAAATCTGCTAAAAATAAGACCAAGGCTCCCGACGCCGCCAACACCACCCAGGAGTGAACCATGGCCACGTCGACCTACCTCAGCAACCCAGTCGTCACCGTCAACGCGGTGGATCTGTCCGACCAGTGCAGCGGCGCCACCGTCAACCAGACGTTCGCCCAACTGTCCAACACCGCTTTCGGTGACACCGCCATGAAGTACGTCGCCGGACTCCAGGAAAACAGCATTACCCTGGATCTGTACTGGTCGACGGCCAGCACCGAGACCTACGCCACCCTCAAGTCGCTGGTCGGCACGTCCACCAACGTGACGATCAAGCAGACCAGCGCAGCCGTGTCGGCCACCAACCCGTTGGGCACCCTCACCGGCGGCTTCCTGGCCGAACTGCCAGTGGTGTACACGGTCGGCGAACTGGCCACCTGTTCCGTCACCTTCAACGGTGGCACCTTCGCCTACACCGAGGCGTGATTCATCCCTAACCCGAAAGGCCCGACATGAAACTGCACCTCAAGGTTGACATCGGTGACGGCCCGTTTGTGGTCACCACCAACCTGCAAACCATCATCGCATGGGAACGAAAATACCGGCGCAAAGCCGGAGACCTCGCCAACGGCATCGGCATGGAAGACCTGGCCTTCATGGCATGGGACTGCTGTAAACAAGCCAAGATCGTGGTGCCCGTCGAATTCGATTCGTTCATCCCGAAAATCGTGGAGTTGGAGGTGGTGTCGGAGGAGGCGTCCGGCCCTTTCCAGCAGGCACCTACCGACGCTCACTAGCAGAACTGCTAATCAGCACCGGCTGGTGGCCGCCTGATGTACCCTTTGACACGGACGACCTGGCGACGGTCGCCCAAATCTTTAAGGAGCAGAAACGGTGACCGAAAGCATTCGGGTGGAAGGCGTAGCGGAGACCCTGCGGGTACTTCAACGCCTCAACCCTGAATTGCGTAAAGAACTGATCCGCAACATGAAACAGGTCGCCAAACCCGTCACCGACGCCATTAAAGGCAACTACACCGACGAACTGCTGTCCGGCACCACCCGCACCTGGGCACCTCGAGGACGCACCATTTTCCCGTACAGCCGTGGCAAAGCGGTTTCGGGTGTCAAGGTCAGCGCGTCCACCTCAAAGCGCACACAGACCATTCTGGCTATCAGTCAGAAGGATCCTGCGGCGTCCGTGTTTGACATGGCTGGCCGTAAGACTGCCAACCGGCTCGGACAGGCGTTTGACACCCGTTTCCCGGCACCGTCCCGCGTCATGTGGCGATCATACGAGCAGGCCGACGAAGGCATGCTGGACGAAATCCGTCAGGTCGTCGCCCGCGTCGAAAACAGCCTGACCGCCCTGCAGAAAGCGATCCTGTAATGGCCATCAAAATCCCCATCATCACCGAACTGCAGGACGAAGGCATTAAACGCGCCCAACGCGAATTCCTGAAAATCAGCCGGGCAGTCAAAGACGCCGAAGGTGCCATGGGCAAACTCAAAGCCGGAGGCACCGCCGCCTTTGACGCCCTGGCTAAAAACGCAGGCAAATTCGCGGCCGCCGCCACCGCAATAGCCGCCACCTTTGCAGTCAAAGCCGTATTCGGCGCCCAGCAACTAGCGCTGGCAGCGGGAAAACTGGCTGACGCCACCGGCCTCACCGTCGAAGAAGCGTCACGCCTCAAAGAAGTAGCCGGAGACATCGGCATTGACCAAGGCGTCCTCGAGGCGTCCATCGGCAAAATGAACAAGGCGTTGGGCACCAGCCCCAAACTGTTCAAAGAACTAGGCGTTGAAATTGCCTACGCCAAAGACGGCTCCGTCGACGCCAACGAAACCTTCCTAAACGTCATTGACCGGCTGAACAGCATTAAAGACCCGGCCGAACGTGCCCGTGTCGCCTCCCAACTATTGGGTAAAGGCTGGCAGTCCATGTCCGAACTAATTGCGCAAGGTTCCGACAAACTGAAAAAGAGCCTTGACCAGGTGTCCGGCGCCAAGGTTGTCAACGAGCGCGAACTAGCACAAGCCCGCAAACTGCGTGAAAACCTGGACAACCTGAAAGACACTGGCGAAGACCTAGCGCAATCGATTGGCTCTGACCTGTTGCCGATTGTGGTGGACTTGGCTAAAGCGTTGCTGGCTGTCTACGAAGCAGGCAAGAAGGTTGGCGACGTTCTTGACTTTATGCCTCCGGTGCTGGAGAAAGTCACTGGCGACACCCTTGAGCAAGTGAAAACGCAAGCGGCGCTAAACGACATGTGGAAAGCCGGGTACGGCGCAATGGTGGACGCCGGCCGTCAGTCACGCATCTTTGACGGTGACATGCAAGCCCTCGAGGACGGCACCTATGACCTGAACATTGCCTGGCAACGGCTACTTGGCAACCTTGACCGTGACGCCATGTTCCGCAACGCCATTGAACAGGTAAAAAGCCTTGAGGCAGCCGCCGCCTCCGCTTTCGGTGACCCAACCAAATACAACGCTTTCCGCAACGAAATGGATCGCACCTATCAGACGGTTGCCGCCCTGCTACAAACAGTCCAGGCGTCCAACGCCGAACAAAACCAAATCAAACTGATGGTCGACACTGGCCAGGTAGAACAAGCCATCCGACTGTTGCAGATCATGAACCTGCGTCCCGGCACCACGCTCGGACAGGCCGCCCAACACATTGCAGAAACCAACGCTTTCCTAGGCACCCTAGGCATCCCTGGCCGTGCGATGGGTGGCACTGTGTCCGCTGGTGGCACCTACCTGGTCGGGGAGCGGGGCCCGGAACTGTTGACGGTCGGCGCCGGTGGCGGCCACGTCAGCCCGATGGGCGCAGGCGGCGGTAGCACGATCAACGTGACCGTCACGTCAGCCGACCCGGACGCAGTAGTAGCCGCACTCCAAAAATGGGTGAGGAATAACGGGGCCGTCGCACTCGCCACCACCTCCGGAGTCAGATTCTGATGGCCTTCGATCTGGCGTGGACTGTCAAGTACGGCGACATCGGCGGACTGACTGACATCACCAGTTACGTCACCGATTTCGTTGTTGACCTAAACGCCAACATTGGATCAGCAGGCCGAAGCACCTGCCAAATCACGATCAACAACAACGGCGGACAATTCACCCCAAACGGCTCCGGCACCTATGCGTCAGTCAACTGGTTCAAGCAAGCCGTCGTGATCTCATGTACCGGCGCAGGACTCACCGAATCCGTGTTTGTCGGTCTCATTCAAGACTTTGAGATCATCCAAGCATCACCCAAACAGTCTGTGGTCAGCATCCGAGGCCTTGACTTCCTGTCGATAGCAGGCCGCTCATCTAATCAACTATTAGACACAGGTGGCGGCTACACGCTTCGTCTCAACACGTTCGTTGACTCATTCTTTAACCCATCATACGCCTACGCCCAAACCGCCGCGACCCCCACCATGGGATCGACCACCTCGCTCAATTCGCGGACAACGACCACTATGGTCACCGACACCGTGACCGCCTGCTCAACGTCCGGGCTTACACAGGGCACCCTCGGAGATTGGCTGAACAATCAAGCATTACCGACTGGGCCAGCGACCGCCTACGCAACCAACTACACGATTACCTCCGACCGCTGGTTCTGGAACTGCGACAGCATCGACTCAACGCTTAACAGAACGACCCGGGCCTACACGACCACCATGGTCGACGGCTCGTCAGCCCTCACCACCGGGCAAGTCCCGTTTGACCAGATCAACGTGGGCTTCCAACAGAACGAACTAACTAACCAATGTTACGCCAACCCATTGACCACATTTAGCCCCTTAGCGGCAGTCACGTCGACTAACACCACGTCACAGAACGAATACGGGGTACGCGCCAGATCCTACGCAACCTGTATCCCGTCCACCTTCTTCAACACCATCACCTACGGCAACCAGTTTATGAATACGGTCGCCAACTTCTGGGCCAACCGGTACGGCACCGTCCGCTACATCCCCGACCGCATCACAACCAGTTACAAACTGCTTCGAGCACGAGCAGTCGACGACGGCGCAGCACTCCAAGCCTTCATCCGTCTACTGTCGTCCGGCAGCGCCGTCTGGAACCGGCAGGCGATCACCTACAAGGGTGCCGGGATGGCTTCATCGGCGACGTTCCAAACGGTCAACACAGGCCGCCGAATCTACGCCACCCCGTCCGACACTCGAATAGAATTGACGTTAGTGGCAGGCGTTGATAATCAGTCGTTCCAGTTAGATTCATCCACCTACGGCGTATTAGACACCAACAGATTGGCATAATCATGGCATACCCCACTTTTATTCTTGATACAGACAAACTCAACACGGACAGACTGGGCTAACTATGGCAATCAAGACATTCAGTTCAGGCGAGGTGCTGACCGCCTCGGACACGAATACCTATCTGAACAACGGCGGCCTCGTCTACATCACCGAGGCATCAACTAATAACACCGTTCCCTCGGTGAACTTTGTCGGTTGCTTCAGCGCAACATACGACAATTACCGTATTGAGATCGCCAACATTCGCGGATCATCCTCGAACATCTCGTTCCGAATGTTGAACGGATCAACTGCGGTAACGACCGCGACTTACAACTGGGGATTCGTTGGAATCTCAACGCTCGGCGTATCAACAAACTACAGCGCAAGCGGTCAAACCACCGGCTTGATCGGCGTCGGATACAGCACAACGGACACCGGCGGCGTCGCGTCATACGACATTCTCAACCCCTTCTTGGCACGACGAACCGTGTTGCTCGGCAACCATCACAACCTCAATTCAGGACTCAACGGATTCGACATCCGTTCAGGCGCAACAATGAACGAGAACAGCACCTCTTACGACGGAATGCAAATCTTAGCCAACGCAGGCAACGTGACGTTCGTGGCCCGCATCTACGGGTATAGGCAGGCATGATGAATCCCAAAATCGGAATCTGTGACGCTACGACTGGCGAATACATCGAACGGGAGATGACCGACGAGGAATACGCCGACCTGATCGCGTCCGGCTGGACGGAAGAACCGCAGAACGACCGCGAACCATGAAGTCCGCCGCTGTCCTCGTCGTCCTACTCGGAGCCGTCGCCATCTGGATCGTCGCCGGATGCTCCGACCGGGTACGCGAGAACTGCGACACCGCCCCCACCGCCCCACGATGCGAGGTCACCCCATGAGGAAGTACACCAACAGCGAGATCAAGGCACGGCTGATTTTCGTGATCGGTTGCGCCCTGTCGATCACCTTCATGCTTGCCGTCTGCTCCCTGCTGTACGGCCTGCTGTTCGTCGTCCAACCCCTTGAGGTGTCCCCCAACGACGAGTCCGCCTGGGCGACCCTCAATCCGCTGGTGCTGTTCATGACCGGCGCACTGTCCGGCGTACTCGCCTCCAACGGCCTCAAAGACAAAGAACAGAAAGACGACCAACAATGATTGCGTCCACCATCACCGTGACCACCAGCCCCACCCTGATCGTGGCATCCACCAAAAACGCCACCCGCACCATCTACATCGAACCAGTCGGCGCCGACATCCACATAGGCGGATCCGCAGTAACCACCACCACCGGCCTCGTCACCAAAAAAGACGTCACCTCCACCATCGACTTGCCCCCGCTCAATGCCCTGTATGGCGTCACCGGCACCGGCACCGTCACCATCCGCATCCTCCAACCCGAAGGCGACTACTGATGGCCGAAGCGACCCGCTTCAAATCGTGGCAAAAGGCTGGTGTACCGGCCGCCCCGTACAACGTCAAATCTCCGAACCTGGTGCAACTTGTCGCCTACGCCCGACGCACCTGGGGGCTAGTCAACCTAGGCATCTACACGCACCGGCCGATCCGTGGCGGCACCGCCTGGTCGTCCCACGCTTTCGGCGCGGCGGCTGACCTCGGATACACCGACCGCCCCCACCTTGACGGCACTGTCCTGCCGTGGCTGATCGCCAACAGCGAAGAACTAGGCATCCAACGCATCCACGACTACCAGCGGAAACGGTATTGGGAAGCCGGTAAAGGGTGGGTCGCAAAGTCGCCTGGCGAAGGTAACGCCTGGATACATGTGGAAACCCATGTGGACACCTGGGGAAACGACACCCCCATAGAAGCACGGTTATCCACAGCCCCTGTGGCGGTGCGTCCGTACCCTGGCAAACCAGTGAAACGTGGCGCGACCAGTCTGCGGGACGACGTGAAAGCGATCCAACAGATCGTTGGGGTGCAGGCAGACGGGAAATTTGGGGTGGTCACCGAGGCGGCCGTCAAAAACTGGCAGACCCTTCACGACCTGACCGCTGACGGTGTGGTCGGCCCTGTGACCTGGGCACGAATGTTTGGTGCGTGACATCCCGCCTAGCATTTGCTAGACACCTCCCGACCTCGGAGACCCGACTTAGGAGGAACCATGAAACCCAAGCACCTGTTCGTGCTATTAGCCGGACTGTCGATCACCATGACTGTCGGCGGGCAAGTCGTCCACCGGCTCGTCGATCCACCGGCACCGCAAACCAGTGTGGCGACCGTAACCCCGCCGCCGCGCACCGTCGTGATCACCCCCGTACCGACCACACCGGCACCCGCCACTACAACCACGTCAGACGCCCCTAAAACGGCGCATGACGCCCTCCAAGCCGATCTGGGGATGCTGATAGCCCCCAACACACCATGCCAAGAATGGGCGCCTTTAGCCCTCGAGGTGGGCTGGCCCGCCGACGAACTGGTGAACGTGCTGGAGGAAATGTGGCAGGAATCCCGCTGCCAAAACATCGTGCCCGGCGACCCCCGTTGGAACGGTGGCGACCACGGGCTGATGCAAATCAACCAGGTGTGGTCAAACGAAACCGCCAACCTGTTCGGGTCGTGGGATCGGATCAACGAACCAGCCGTCAACCTGGCGATGGCCCTCGAGATTTGGCGGTGGCACGACCATCACCGTGGCTGCGGCTGGGAGCCGTGGAACCGGCCATGCTGAACATCTACCGACCCGACTGGATGGAACAAGCCGCCTGCACCAACGTCGACCCCGTGATCTTCTTCCCCGGCCCCGGCAGGGCAGGCGCCGCCAACACCAAACAAGCCAAACAAATTTGCCGTGCCTGCCCCGTCGTCAACGATTGCGTCACCTACGCCATGTCATTCGCCCCCCGCTCCCTCATCGGCATCTGGGGTGGTATGACGGAACGTGAACGAGCGAGACAACACAAAGCCACCACAGGCCTTGTGTACACTGCCGGAAACACCCGACCCTAAGGAGAACCGATGCCCGACCACATCGACCCGGACGCCGCCGCGCACTTCATCCGTGAAGCCACGATCGCGATGGATCACGCCGCGCACACCATGAACGTGCTAACCGCCCTGGTGGAGCAGTTACGCGCCGACCGCGCCGAACTACGCAAAGCCTTGTACGAATGCGCCTACTGCCTGACTTCGCTTGAGGTGGCCCCGTCTGCCATGACCAAGACGACGGCCGACACGCTGGTGCGCCTTAACCTGGGAGGCTTTAATGATTGACCGCACACGCCTTGAGCAACCTCGTGCCGGTGCCTGCTGTCGCTGTGGCGCCCCGCTGGCCGGTGACGACATCTTCCACTGGTCGCGCCACGTTTCACTGGTTTGCCAGGGTACGGACGCACCGCCACAGGGGCTGTGGATAACCGTGCTTCTATGGCGGTGTCGTTTCCCCAGGTGTCCACATGGGTTTCCACATGTATCCAGG